TCAAGATATCTTGTTGATTGGGATAAATCCAGCAGAAGTAAAATTCAATTTAATATAAAAAAATTTTTTGAACAATACTGGAAAAGTCATATTGTATATGAAGAGTTTCCTGTTTATGGATCTTTAATGAAAGTTGATTTACTTAACGCTACAAAAAAAATCGCAATTGAAGTTAATGGCGAGCAACATGAAAATTTTAATGAATTTTTTCACGCAAATTCGCGGATAAATTATTTGCAAAGCATAAAAAGAGATTGCAAAAAAGCAGAATGGTTAGAAAAAAATAATTTTAAATTTATTGAATTATATCAAAAAGATTTAAAAAATTTATCACCAAATTTCTTTTTAGAAAATTTCGATATAAACATATTTTAGTGTAAAATTTTATGTGCAGAAAGATTTTCCGAAGTCGTTGCTTGAATCATTAAATGAAAATTCATTTGGAGGATTCATTTTATTTAATTTTAATGCAGAAGGCGACCCTCAAGTAATGACAAAATTTGATAATCAATTAAACGCTATGGCTTTACAGCAATATGTTAATTATTGGGCAGAAGCTATGAATTTATTAAATATAGACTGCACAATACAAAATATTGCGGAGATAGGTAAAAAGAAACGCAAGAAAAAAGATTAGTTGACTAAAAATTAAATAGATACTAGAATTAGATGTTATGCCTATTTATTCCGTACAGGTCGAGAGACATGTTCTAGGTGGCCTCATAAGGAATCCAGAAATATTTTTTGATATTTCAAAATTTATATCTGAAAAAGATTTTTTTAATGATGTTCATAGTACTATATTCTCTTGTATTAAAGACGAACTTAATAAGAATAATAAGATAGATAAAGTTCTATTGGCTCAAAAAATTAAAAACCTTGGCATATCTTTCAAAGACGAGATTGATATATTTTCATATATTGATGCACTTGCATTAACTCAAATTAATTCTCAAGGAACAATTAACGCATGCAAAGAATTAAGCAAATTAAAAGTGAGAAGAGAGTTAATGGAAACAGCAGAAAATGTAAAGAAATATGTTAAAGAAAATGCAGAAGAAAATATAGATGCAATTGTATCTAAAGTAGATGGGATATATAATAATAAAATTAGTCAATATTATATTGAAGGAGAACCTATCAATTTATTTGAAGAATTGGAGAGCATTATAGAAGAAATAGGTAATAATCCAAGAGATGAAACTGGATTAAAAACTCCATATAATAATTTTAATAATCTATATGGAGGTCTAAAACAAGGGAATATTTATTCGATAGTGAGTAGACCAGGCCAAGGAAAATCAACATGGCTTAATGATATTGGTTATAAGACATCAAATGTATCTAATAAAAATACAAAAGCTTTAATCTTAGATACAGAAATGAGCACTTTAGATACTCAAATGCGTTTAGTAGCAAGTATCTCTGGAGTACCACTTTGGTTTATAGAAACTGGAAATTGGCGAAAAAATCCAGAGATGATTCAGAAAGTCAGAGATGCTTGGCCCAAAGTAAAAAATATGACTCATTATCATTATCATGTTGCTAATAAAAATATTGACGAAATTTCTTCTATTATAAGAAGATGGTATTATACAAAAGTAGGAAGAGTGAATCAAGCAGTAATCGTATATGACTATATTAAATTAACTGGCGAAAAAGTTGGTCAAAACTGGGCCGAGCATCAAGCTATTGGAGACAAAATTGATAAACTTAAAAGAATTTCAGAAGAAATTAAATGTCCGGTTATTACTGCTATGCAATTAAATAGAACTGGAGAAAATTTTAATAGAAATGCTAATCAGGTAACAGACGACAGCTCTGCAATTGCACTTTCTGATCGTATGCAATGGTTCGCATCTTTTGTTGGAATCTTTAGAAGAAAGACTCAAGATGAGATACAAGTTGATGGTGAACAATTTGGTACTCATAAACTTATAGCGATTAAAACTAGATTTCAAGGAAAAGATGGCGCGGGTCATCATGATTTAGTTCGTAGAAGAGTCGGAGAAAATGAATTTAAATATTTCAATAATTATATTAATTTTGAAGTTAATAATTTCAATGTAGAAGAAAGAGGAACTCTAAGAGAAATTGTAGACGCAGAAAATGAAAGATTGGATTTTGATCAAGAAGGTCAAAGTGAAGATGGAGAATTACTATGAATGTAGAATTAATTTCAATTACAAACCCAGAGATTCAAGTAATAAAAAATGCAGAAGATCTTGTTGCTTATTGCGCCAGAGTCAGTAATCCATCAAATCAAATGAATATTGAAACATCTCCTAAATTACTTGCGTTTCTCATAAAGCATAAACATTGGTCTCCATTTGAAATGGTGGATATGACAGTTGAAATTAAAACAAGTAGAGCAATTGCAGCGCAAATTTTAAGACATAAATCATTTTCATTTCAAGAGTTTAGTCAAAGATATAGTGTTGCTACAGAATTTGAAGACATTGAATTAAGACTTCAAGGAGATAAAAATCGTCAAGTAGGAGAAAAACTTTTTGATACAAATGATGCAAGATATGAAGATTTAAAGTCTTCTATCAAAGAAGCTATTTCACTTTCTTCAACTACATATGATAAGATGATAGAGAATGGAATAGCTAAAGAAATCGCAAGAATGATATTGCCATTAGCAACTCAAACAACGATGTATATGAAAGGATCTTTGAGAAGTTGGATTCACTATATCGAGTTGCGAACAGAGCAAAACACACAAAAAGAACATAGAGTAATAGCAGATAAATGTAAAAAGATCTTTACAAAACAATTTCCTGTCATTAGCGAAGCATTAAAATGGACAACATAAAAGAATTATTATCTAATCTAGGCTACAATTTAAAAGAATATTCAAAAGAATATCGTACAAAGCCTTTGTATAGAGATTCAGATAATGAAAATGTTTTGGTAATCTATAAGGATAGTGGAAAATGGATTGATTACAAGGAGAATATAACTGGTAATCTTCAAGATTTAGTTAGAATGACACTCAATTTACCTAATAATTTAGAAGCAAAGGAATGGATAAATCAAAAAACTCCAGTAAATAATACTTTTACAGTTTATAAAAAACCAGAGATTAAACAAGTCAAATGCTATTCCCACGACGTTTTATCAAAGTTAGTCAAAGATCATGCATTCTGGCATAAACGTAATATTAGTGATACAACTATGGAAATTTTTGAAGGTGGAATTTTAAAAGAAGGTAGGATGAAAGGTAGATATGTTTTTCCTATTCTTAATAAAGAAAGACAATTAATAGGAGTAGCAGGAAGAGATATTTTAAATAGAAATGAGAAACTTTGTCCTAAATGGAAATTGGTAGGAGATAAAGTAGATTGGAAATATCCACTTCAAGTTAATTCTAAAATACTAATTAAATCTAAAGAAGTTATCTTAGTAGAAAGTATAGGAGATATGTTGAATTTATGGGAAAATGGAATTAAAAATACTATAGTAACTTTTGGACTTAATCTTAGCGTGGGAATTTTAAATACATTATTAATATTAAATCCTAATAAAATTTATCTTTCATTTAATAATGATTCAAATAAAAATAACGCAGGAAATCTCGCGGCAGAAAAGACTAAAGAAAAATTACTAAAACATTTTGATCATCATCAAATTAAAATTAAACTTCCTTCAAAAAAAGACTTTGGAGAAATGTCAAAAGAAGAAATAAATCAATGGAAAACAAACCTTTAAAAGTTTTATCTGCTTCTAGAATTAAAACCCTAGAGACTTGTTCTTGGGTATATTGGAATAATTATCATACAAAAATTCCACAGACTCAAAACGATGGTGCATTAAGAGGTACGGTTTGTCATAAAATATTTGAGATTTTATTAAATAAAAAACACAAAAAACATTTTACATCAATTATAAAAAACAACTCTATCAAAGGAAGTAAACCGATTGAAAGATTAACAAGAAAATTAATAAATCAAGCTCCATTAGATATGAGCAATTTTGAAATCATTGACGAAATGATATTAGTTGGATTAAAGCACGATTTTTATGGTCAAGATGGTAAAATTGTAGCACCAGAATATGCTTTTGAAATCAAGAGTGATAGCCCCAGATATCACGTTAAAGGCTTTATTGATAAGCCTATTAAAATGAAAAATAAAATGCTTATAATTGACTACAAGAGCTCCAAAGCTAAATTTAGGGGTGATGACCTTGAAGCGAATATTCAAGCCATGATGTATAGTCTTGCTAGTAAAAAATTATGGCCTAAATTAAAGCCTATTGTAAGATTCCTATTTTTAAGATTTCCAAAGCAGCCAATTCAAGAGCTTGAGTTTGACGACAATCAAATTAAAGGATTTGAACACTACCTTGAATATGTTAATGCTCATATTAATAACTTTGATATTAATAGTGCAGAATCTAATTTTGCATCAGATAACCCAAAAAATAAATGGATGTGTGGAGTAGGAAACTGGAAATGCCCTTACAAAGACTCTTTTGAATATTACGTTAAATTAAATGATAAAAATGAAATTATTGAATCTAATTTTGATGGTAAATTTAAAGTCATAGAAGGATTTAAAATAGAAAAAAGAAAATACGCTGGATGCCCAAGGTTTAATAATGTTTCCATAAATCAATCAACAGACGATATTTTAGATGAAATGACGTCAAAATCAAAAGACACTTTTGATGATTTATCTTGACATGACAACTACAATATAGTATAAATAAAGCATGTACAATACAATACCTTTATTTAAAAGCCACTTTTCAATAGGTAAAAGTATATTAACTCTTGAAGAAAAGAATGAAGAAGAAAATGAACCAGATTCAATTATACAAATCGCTAGAGATAATAAATTAAAAAAATTATTTCTTGTCGAAGACTGCTTTAGCGGCTTTTTGCAAGCTTATAAAAATCTAAAAGCAGCGAATATTGATCTCGTATTCGGTATTAAATTTGTATTTTGTGACAACATATCAAATAAGAATGAGGAAGAATTAAAAAAGCATCATAAATTAATATTATTTACTAATGGTGACGAAGGGTATAAGACGTTAATTAAATTATGGACAAAAGCCAATGTTGATGGTTTTTACTATACGCCTAGATTGGATATGAATATTTTAAAAGAAAATTTTAACGATGGTATTAAAATTGCTATACCATTTTATGATAATTTTATATTTAATAACTCTTTTAAAGGATATCAATGTTTGCCTTTTATTGAAAATTATAAACCATCTGTTTTTATAGAAAATAATAAATTAATTTTTGACGGTTTAATCAAGAATAAAATGGAAGATTTTGCAAAATTAAACAAATTAGATTTAATAAAAACAAAAAGCATTTATTATAAAAATAGAAAAGATTTTAAAAGTTTTTTAACTTTTAGATGCATTAATAATCGAACCACACTAAATAAACCAGAGATGGAACATATGTCTAGTAATGAATTTTGTTTTGAAAGCTGGAAGGAACAAAATCATGGATGAACATCTTTTAAGATTTGATAAAAGCAAGACTTTTTTATTTATAGATTGCGAGACGTTTAATCTATGTTTAAATTTTTGTCATAATTTACCTTGGCAAATCGCTATGTTAAAATGTCAAGGCGATAGGATTATAGAATCCAAGGATATACATCTTAGATGGAAGACTCATTTAAAAATAAGTAAAGATGCAGCAAAAATTACAAGATTTGATCCCAAGACAATAGAAAAGAAAGGCATTGATCCAGAAGCATTTTTTCCTACATTAAAAGATTGGATAGATAAAACAGATTATATCGTTGGTCATAATATAATAGGATTTGATTTATATATAATTAATGAATATTACAAATTTATGGAAATTGAACCGGTTGATCTATTATCTAAATCTATAGATACAAATTTATTATATAAAGGAATCAAAACTGGAAAATCTTATAACCCTAAAAAAGAGAGTTTACAAGAATATATGTATAAACTTTATCATACGAAATTTAAAAATATAAGAACAAATTTAACTGCTACTGGAAAAGATTTGAATATTCAGCATGATTATGATTCTTTACATAATGCTCTTTCAGATCTAGAATTAAATTTTAAAGTCTGGAATAAAATTAAATATATGGTCAACATTTAATTGCATTCTAAATAAGAAAGGAATATAATAACTAATTATGGCATCAATGGATTTTATATACGATATTCTCAATAAATTTGAGAAAGAAAATATTGATTATCTTTTAATAACATTACAGCATGGAAAAACGAATAGTAAAGCTGACGTATTTTACTCATTAAATAATGAAGAGAGATCATTTGAAGCCTTGAAAGAGGGTTTAACTGAATTTCAATCAAATATAGATAAATCTATAAATAAACATAGATCAAATAAAAAGCGTAAAAGAAAAAAGGATGACGACGAATATTGATTTTATAAATTCATTCAAAAAGATTGAATTACCTCTTTATGGGGTAAGACTACCAGAATTTAAAGTTAAATCAGAGTATAAAAGGGGTCTAGCTTTATCTGAAGACGCCTCTAATACAGATTTCTTAAAGAAGCTGGCATATTCTAAATTGCCAGTAGGCAAAGACTATAAAAAACGTCTTGATCATGAATTTGAAATTATAGAAGATTTAGGTTTCATTGACTATATAATCTTAGTCTGGTTAGTTATTAATTATTGCAAGGAAAATAAAATTCCTACAGGTTTAGGAAGAGGAAGCGCAGCGGGAAGTCTTATTTTATTTTTAATAGGAGTAACTAAGATTGATCCAATTAAACACAATCTTTACTTCGAAAGATTTATATCTAAAATTAGAGCTAAAAAGCAAGTCGTAAATGGAATAACATATCTGGATGGAAGTTTGATGTGTGATGTTGATTTAGATATTTGTTATTATAATCGTCATAAAGTAATCGATTTCTTAAACGAAATATTTCCAAATAGAATTAGTAAAATATTAACCTTTAATACTCTTAGTGGAAAGTTATTAATCAAGGAGTGCGGAAAAATAGTAGAAGAAAAAAGTGAAACAGAGATGACTAGTGTTAGCTCTTTGATTCCAAAGATATTCGGACAGGTTAAAGATATCTCTGAAGCCTATCGAGATGTTGAAAAATTTAAAGAATGGTGTGATGAAAATCCTGATATTTATAGTATAGCTTTGAAATTAAGAAATTTAATTAAGAATAAAGGTGTTCATCCTTCGGGAGTTCAAATTTCTCATAGTCCTTTGTCAGAAACTTGCCCATTAGAATTATCTTCAGATAAAGAACAAGTAAGCGCTTTTGATATGAACGATATTAGTCAGTTCAATGTCAAGTTAGACCTTTTAGGCTTAAGGAGTGTTTCTGTAGTTTATGATGTATGCAGCATGATAAATAAAAATATTGAAGATATAGACATAGAAGATAATTTTATATATCAACAATTACAATTTTTAAGAAGTCCACATGGACTGTTTCAGATTGAAGCAGATACAAATTTTAAAGTTTGCAAAAAAGTTAAACCAAGAAATTCAGAAGAGCTGAGCGCAGTACTAGCATTGGCAAGACCTGGAGCTTTGCAATTCGTAGATCAATATGCAAAATATGTAGAAACTGGAGAATTCCAATCTATCCATCCATTTTTTGACGATATCTTAAAACGAACAGGTGGAGTAGCCTTATATCAAGAACAGTTGATGCAAATGGCAAGTAAGATAGGTTTCACTTTAGATGAAGCAGAAATTTTAAGAAGAATCGTAGGAAAGAAAAAAGTAGAAGAAATTAAGGCTTGGAAAGAGAAAATTGAAAAGAAATGCGTTAAGAATAATTTACCAAAAGAGGTAGGCGAAGTTTTATGGAAGATTTTAGAAGATTCTGTGAATTATTCTTTTAATGCAAGTCATAGTCAAAGTTACGCAGCATTAGCTGCAATAACTATTTATTTGAAATTTAAATATCCTAAAGAATTTTTTCTCTCCTTGCTTAAAATGACAAGATTCGAGCCTGACCCAATAACAGAAATATCTAAAATTCATAAAGAAATGGATTTATTCGATATCAAATTATTACCTCCACATATTGTTAAATCTGAAATGGATTTTAGTGTAGAAGGAAATAATATAAGATTTGGTCTTCTTTCTATTAAAGGAATTTCAGATAAATCAATTGAAAGACTAAATAATTTTAGGAATAAATATGCTACAAAATTTGATGTATTTAAATCTGCTCAACAGGCTAAATTATCTATTAGAGTTTTATCTCCTCTTATACAGGCTGGAGCATTAGAAAATTTTAAACAATCAAGAAGTAAAGTTGTATTAGAAGCTCAATTATGGAATATATTAACTCAGAATGAGCAAAAATACGCGATGATGTATGGAGAAAAATTTGATTATGATTTATTCAAAATTATTAAATTTTTGAATGCCACGAAAGATGAAAAAGGCAAGTTTATAATTAAAGAAGCTAGGCTTGAAACAATTAGAAAATCTTATGATCCATACAAAAAGATATACGAACAAAATAGCAAAAATGAAAGATTTGCAAATTGGTATTATGAAAATAAATTATTAGGTTATACATATAACACTACATTAAAAGATATTTTCTCAGATCAAAAGCCAGATCTTCTCAATATAAGAGAAGTCAATGAAGCTCCTCAAAACCTACCAGTACTATTTATAGGAGTTATTAAAGATGAATATTTGGGTACATCTAATAACAGTAAGAAAACAAGATATTTAAGATTAAATGTCCAAGATGAAACATCTACAATTAACGCTCTTATATTTAATGATAAGATTGAAGAATGTAAAGAGATGAACAGTTTTCTGCCCGAAGAAAATAATATTGTTATTGTAAAAGGTAAAAAGAAAAGTGAAGATGCGGTTTTTGCAGACCTAATAGCCGTTCAAGATCATAAAATATTTATGAAATTAGGAGAAATTAAAGAAAAATAACTTGATTTCTTTTATAAAACTTGATAATATATAATATATGATACAAATATATAAACCAACACCTCGTAATACTGGTACAGCTTGTAGCTTTTCATTCAATAATCTTGATGGTAATTTTTATTTAAATTTAATTAAACAAGCCTCTTGGAATGATCAAAAGAAAATCGGTAGTTTTGCTGAAAACGCTCAAAATCCAGAAAAAAAGGTAGTAGTTAAATTATCTAAAATTGAAGCGTGTGGCATTTTAGATGCTCTCGACCACAATAGAACAGCAGATTTTTTTCATAATTCAGAAAATCAAAAATTAGGTATTAAATTTTCTCCCTATATTAGGGAGGACAAACAAATTGGGTATAGCCTAAATGTTATAAAAAATTCCAAAACTCAGACCGCTCAGCCAGCAGTAAGTTTTCTTATCGGATTTACATTCTCAGAAGCGAGACTTGTCGCAGAATATATTAAATTTGGCTTGGGGCATATATTCTCTACAGAGCGTAGCGAAGAAATAAAAAAGTTAAAAAATATTAAATCAAAAGCTATCGAAGATAGAAAGCACAAGGACCAAGTAGAAGACTTAACAGAAGAAGGCAATCTCTCAGAACAAGAAGACGATCTTTGGTAAAAAGAATGCGAAAAAAGATCGTCTTTCAATCTGATTTCTCATTAGCAAAAACTGGTTTTGGCAGAAACGCCAAAGCAATTCTAAAATATCTATATAAAACTAATAAATATGATATTGTACATTATTGCTGTGGAATGCAGAAGGGTAATAATCAGCTGGAAAGAACTCCCTGGAAAAGTTGTGGAGCCTTGCCGAACACACATCAAGAACTTGAGAAATTAAATAAAGATCCTCATCTGGCTAGACTGGCGAGTTATGGAGCCCATCTTTTAGATGAAGTAATTAAGGAAGAGAGACCAGATGTATACATAGCTGTGCAAGATATATGGGGTGTAGATTTTGCGATTAATAAGCCATGGTTTAATAAAATTAATTCTGTTATATGGACTACATTAGATTCTTTACCGATTTTAGATTCTGCTGTAAAATGTGCACCAAAAGTCAAAAATTATTGGATTTGGAGCGATTTCGCTACCAAAGAGTTGCATAAGCATGGCCACGTTCATGTTAAAACTGTCCATGGAGCTTTAGATATAGAAAATTTTTATCGTTTATCAGATGAAAAAAGATTAAATCTTAGAAGAAAGTTCAATATTGAAGAAAATAAATTTATTGCTGGTTTTGTTTTTAGAAATCAATTAAGAAAAAGTGTTCCCAATTTGTTAGAAGGGTATGCCATATGGAAAAAAGAAAATAATATTAAAAATTCTGGTTTACTTTTGCATACCAGTTTTGGAGAGGGCTGGAACATAATGAAATTAGCAAAAGAATATAATATAGATGAAAAAGATATTTATACTACATATATATGCAAATTATGTGGAGATTATAAAATTAAAAATTTTACGGGACAAGATCAAAATTGCGAATCGTGTGGATTAGAAAAAACTTTAAGTACGACCAACGTTGGATTAGGAGTCTCTGAACAAGAATTGAATGAAATATATAATTTAATGGATGTTTATTGCCATCCATTTACAAGCGGTGGACAAGAAATACCTATTCAAGAGGCAAAACTTACAGAATTAATTACTTTAGTTACAAATTATAGTTGCGGAGAAGAAATGTGTAAGAAAGAAGCGGCAAGTTTACCTTTAAATTGGTTTGAATATAGAGAGCACGGAACAGAATTTATTAAAGCATCGACAGATCCAAAATCTATATCAGAAAATTTAAAAGTTGTTTCTTCCATGAGCGCAGAGGAAAGAAAAAGACTTGGTAAGCAAGCGAGAGAATGGACGATTAATAACTATTCAGTAGAAATTATAGGCAAATTTATAGAAAATTTTATAGATTCTTGTGAAGAAACAAATAAAGATTTAACTTTTAAAACAGAAGAAAAAGATCCTTATATTCAAATTCCAGCAATAGAAAATGATTCTGATTGGCTTAAGTTTATGTATGAAAACATATTGAAAATGAAAAATATTGATGAAAATGATGATGGACATAAGTATTGGATGAATGAAATTAAAAAGGGTATTAAAAGAATAGACATAGAAAGTTATTTCAGACAAGTCGCTTTACAAGACAATAATAAAAATAAATCTAGATCTTTTGATGATCTTCTAGATAAGAACGATGAAGGTAAAAGACTTCTTTATGTAATGCCAGAAAGCATTGGAGACGTATTCTTATCTACGAGCTTATTTAAATCTATAAAAGAACAGTATCCAGAATATAATTTATATGTAGCAACAAAACCAGAATATTTTGATGTTTTGGAAGCGAATCCATATGTACATAAAGTCATTCAATATATACCTCAAATGGATAACCTAGTTTGGTTGGAGGGGATAGGACCCCATAAAGGATATTTTGATATTGCATTTTTACCCTATACTCAAACTCAAAGAGTTTTGACTTATCTTCATAATGGAAAAACTAATATAGCTTATAAGGATTATAAATATGCATCTAGTTGAAACATATGCTTTAAATTGCGGTTTAAAGATTGATAAGCCATTCATATATGAGAAGTATTGTCCAATACCTTTCGATAAATACATATCTTTTCAATCTTGTAGCAAATACACATCTAAAAACTATGATTTTTGGCAAGAAGTAATCAATCAGCTTATACCAAAGTTAAATGAAAAAAATATTCACATAATACAAATTGGTGGCAAAGATGAAAAACCAATAGATAACTGTTATCATCTGCAAGGTAAAACCACCATTAATCAAGCCGCTTATTTAATTAAAAGAGGTTTACTGCATTTTGGTGCGGATAGCTTTGGCGTTCATATAGCTAGCAGTTATGATAAACCTATAGTTGTATTATATTCAAATAGTAGACCAGAAAATGCTGGACCATATTTTAACTCTAAGAATAAAGTTAAAATTCTAGAAATCGATAAACAAGATAGAAAACCAAGCTATTCCGCAGAAGAATCGCCAAAGACAATTAATGAGATCGACCCAATTGAAATTGCTAATTCTATTTTAGAATTTTTAGATTTGACTAAATGCAATATGAAGACTGTGCATTTAGGTCAAGATTATAATAGGAAATTAATAGAATCTGTACCAAATTCAGTAATAGCAGATATATCTAAATTAGGCATTAATTCATTAATAATGAGAATGGATTACGAATTTAACCAAGAGGTTCTCGAAGAGCAATTAAAAAGAAATAATTGTTCTATAGTAACGTCCAGACCTATAAATTATGATTTACTTAACAAATATAAAAATAATATTTCTCAAATTATTTACGATATCGGTGAGAATCAAAACTCTGATTTTGCAAGAGACCTAAAAAGATTAGGAAAACCATTTGTATTATCAAGTTTTTTATCAGAGGATTTTATAAAATTAATTAAATTAGAATATATGGATTATGCTCAAATTATAAAATTAAATAAAACTACTAAAAATGATATTAAAAATTTAAAAGATAATCTAAGTGATTTATATTACAAATCAAATAAAATAACAATTAGTCAGGGTAAGATTTACAATTCTAAAGCCGCTTATATGAATAAGATTCCTTATAATGGCAATTCTATGAAGATTATAGATATTCCAGAGCTTTGGGAAGAGTCTAAATATTTATATATATTTGAGTTGACAAATAATTAAATCTATAGTAATATTAACAAATGGAAGAAACAATTTCAATTGGTAGTTCGGAACTCTCTAAAATAGAGCCTATTAAAACAGAAGTGATAATCCCTAAAACAACTATATCTCCTCCAAAACTTTTTATTAGAAATCAACATGGCCTACTAGAGAATGATAATATTAATTATCAATTTAATGATGACGGCTCTATTAATTGGAGAGCCATGATAAAACAAAATTATCTTGTGCCAAATCGTCAAAAGACGCAAGAAACAGATATTTCGAAACTTGAAGACAAAGATTTATTAATTCTTTTGGGAGGAATTAAAGAACTAGCTCAAATAAGAGGTTTTACTAGCGTTGAATATAAAGTAGTAACTGCCACAGAAAATTACTTTGCTACATCTTGTAGGATTACTTGGGTGCCAAATTACGAAACAGAGAATCGTTCAGTTACATTTGAGGCGCTTGCAGATGCTTCTCTTGTAAATACAAAAGACTTTGCTAGATATTTTCTAGCTGCAATTGCAGAAAATAGAGCTTTTGTAAGATGTGTTCGTAACTTTTTGAAAATTAATATTGTTTCTCAAGAAGAACTAGGTGACGCAAAACTTGGTCTTGTTGTCAAGGAAGATACAGAAAAAGAAAACCCAATGAATCCTACGGTTCTTCTGGAAAAGATTATGCAAGAAAAAAATATTACATTCGAAGTCTTAAAGAAGAAACTTGTAAAAGAAAAGTTTGAGAATGCTGAGTCTTTTAATTTTATCAAAGATGTACCCAAAAGCAAAGTGTTTGAATTGATAGAAAGACTTAAAAAAGTTTAATTTTTAATCATTAAGAAATTACCACTACGGTACACTCCACCAACAGGTAAAGAAGATGTACTTGTATGTTGTGGTAATTTACTAACATCTAAAATTATTGGGGACATATTAGTTCTATTTCCAGTGATATAAACTCCATTAGCAAAATTTAAAACCATAGTATTTTCTTGTGATATTTTTTTGATGCCACTAGAAGCATCACTAAATACAGTAGACCCAGAATTAGTTATATTAATATTATTACCCAAAGCAACACTATATGCTCCGCTGATTATATTATTTGCTCCTCCCAAGATATTGGAAAATATTCCAGATACTATATTTGCAGTACCACCCAGTATTGAAGAATAGCCACGCTCTTCAATTTGGTCATTATTAACAATTAGATTTCCGGAGCCGCCTAAAATATTAGTATATTGTAAATTGCCAGTAATTAAGTTATTGCTACCTCCTACAACAGTACAAAATGCACTTTTAGGATATTGAGCATCTAAATTAGTTACATCTATTATTCGATTGCTTCTTCCGCCAGGTATAAGATTAAAATCACCAACAATAGTATTATTAACTCCTCCAGCTATACTCGAAACTAATCCTTTAATATAATTACCTGTTCCTCCTCCGATAGTAGAACTACCTATATCATTAAATCCAAACGCCGCTAGTCGAGCATAATTAAATATGCTTAGATTTGCTTTTGCAATATTAAAATCTCTATCAAGGTCTGTAGCCATATAATCGCATCTTAAACCAGTCATATTATCATAGGATAATCTATCAGATAAAGATATCGAAAAACTATTGCTATCTTTATCATATACGTTCCATAAATAGACATAATTTTGAGTATAAACTTTAGTAAATACTCTTAATTCAGAATGATCAAATGTAGCAGGTAAATCTATATGAATTCTACCCGTAAAATCGATGTTTTTATCTACGATTTTAAGATTTTGAGCGCGGAATGAATTGTTTCCAGTATGATCTATAGCTAAGCAATTTATTTTTATAGATTCTCCAGAGCTAATTGAATTAGAAAGTTTTACGAATATTCCCGTTGTTGAAATATGATCTAAACTTAATAAATAATTATTTTCAATATTAGTATTTTCTACAGATAAAAATACAATTGGCAAGTTAGTTAAAGATCTATTAAAATTAATAGGAACAATATTATCATGATAATTACCGCTACATGTAATTTTATTGACATAGAAGTTAGCATTATCAAAGGAATAGTATCCGGTTTTATATATTCCGACATTTAAAACGTGAGGCTCTTTTATTTTTTCAGTATAGTTTAAAAAGAAAAGCCCCGTTTTTAATCCAGATGTATAATAATTATAATAATTTTCTAATGGAGCTCCTGTCTGAATGACGTTAATGAAAGTTGAATAGTCTTGAGTTATACCAGATATTAGATTGATTTGATAGCTACCAGATCCAGAAGGTATACCTGTTTGATATATTTGAATATTATTATTAAATATATTTCCAGTATAGCCTAATGCATTTACATGTAAATATCCATCACTATGAGGATTGATTTCTGTAGCTAAATTAAACTTTAATCTATTGTCTCCAGATCCAGAACATTGAGCAAGATAAAAGTATTCACTTCCTCGATCATATACATTAAAGAAATTTATCCTAGATCTTGCTTTTAAATCTAAATCAAAATAGTTTTTATTACCAGAAGCTAGATTACTAAAAGGATAAACGTAAGAGATCTGCAAAGAAGCTCCGATATTTTCATCTGTACCCGTATAATAACCTGTAGGCCCAATAAAATAGTTAATATATCCATTCGTATTTAAAGTATTAGGAAGCTCTATATTAAACCCACTTCGATCAATTTCACTTATAGTGGATAATTTATAATTTCCGTCTGCCGAAAGAATGTAATCCATTAGAACAAGCGTATTTCCTCCAGTATAATTTACGAAATTTTTATTAAACTTAACTCTTTGATTTTTTATTCCTAAATTTAAACCCGTTCTAGCAGTTTTAAATTCACATACTTTATTCGTTCCATCTGCAGCAATAAAAGAGCCAGAATATAAATTCTCAGAAAGTAAACTGATCCAAGAATGAACTTTAATTACATCATCATTTTCTAATGAGGGAGATATGTTTAAAGTATAGTCTGTTGTTTTAATATCAGAAATATGTTCTATTTGATAAACGTTTTTATTACTTTCTAAGTTAACTAAAAATACTAAGTCGTTTGTAAAAATCTGAGCTAAATATTCAATTAAAAACACATCTCCACCACTAATACTGGTTATGAATGATTCATTTGCGATTGCAGATAAGCCCGTGGAAGTTGCATCAATAACGTTTCCATATCCACCCACAATATTACAATAAGATCCATATAGAACATTACTTTCTCCACCCCCTATTGTAGAACTATCACTAAGAAAATTTTGAACTGTAGTAATCTTATTGTCTTTACCAGCTACAATACTACACCTTCTTGATCCTGTTATTATATTAGAAGTCCCAAATATAAATACGTTATCATTTTTTCTATTTATCTTATTATCAATTCCTAGGGCCACAGAAGAATCAGCCTCTACAATATTATTCGCATTCTTAATATTTTTAGAAGTTGTTATGACTCCAGATAAAGGACCTAAAATATCTAAGCCTTCTCCATCAAATTTTATATAACTATCTTGATTTCCAACCCTAAATTTTGGTTTTCCAAAATTATATCTATTATCATAACCCAAAAAGAAGCCACTTCCTTCATCTACATTTTTATCATTAACAGTTTTTATATATCCACTTGGAATACCTTCTTGTCCTATATTTAACGCTTCGGTAATGTTTGATTCTTCAGCTAATAATATTTGAGTTGCTGTTGCTGCAAATTCATTAGTAAACGGTATCCAATTTGGATTACCAGCTTGAGGTTCCGAATCTATATTTGTGTAAGCTGCGTACCAATAATTTACTCCTTCTCTTGAATATTTAACGACATCTCTTCTTAAATTACTACCAACATATCCAACTCCATATCTCCAAGGACCCCTGTAAGTAATGCCTGGACCACTTAATGATCTGCCAGAATATCCAACTGCAAGGTTCAATATCATTCCTTCATTTGGTCTTTCACCATCCAAAGCTCTAATTTTTAAGTAATAGATTCCTCCGACTAATGGCTGACCAAAGATTTGATTAGCGCTATTTAGATATGTTTCTAAACCCGTAGGCCAATCTCCCTCTCCAACACCAGAAATTGTAGTTGCAGAAAATTCAAATCTTGTAGTCCTAGAATTAGTCTGTATTTGGTAAAAAAATGCATTTTCTAATGGAGTAGTTACATATGCAGGACTAGTAAATATATCTGAATTAGGTGGTCTAAATCCGCTTATAGCAGCTACTCTTACATTTTTATTTTTAGTAATTACTAAATCTTCATATCCAATCCCAGTATCATAATAGTTATTAAATAAAAATAATTCTCCAGAGCCAGTGATATCTCCACCTAATTTAGCTTCAAAAATTGAATATCCATTAAGATTATTTCCTCCTACTCCATTGATACCAGTTATTTGAGTTAAATCTTTGCTTACTATTTCTAATGGAAAATTTCTTATTTCTTTATATCCTAATAAATTTTGAGTACCAGGATAACCACTAAAATAAATTAAATTAGCGTTAGAAGCATTAATTCCAGAAATAGTAATATATCCTAAATTATTATATAGAGTATTTGAAGAAGAACAGCTGTGTATAGTTGGTAAAATATCAATAGATTTATTCGAAGGCAATATATAGCTTTCACCAAAACGATTTCTTTTTATCCTAATTCTTGCTTGAGGATTTCTTACTTCTCTTGGAACTCTAAATCTAATTCCTGTAGCAGAATTTTTTAATTTGATTCCACTTATTAAATAATCATTTGCTGCGTCAACATGGCCCGTAATACCCAAGAAAAATACATCTGAGTTTGTTAAATTACCATAATCTCCAGAAGTTCCGCTAGAACTATAAATTTCTATTTCATCTAAATATTTTGCTCCTTGTATACCGGACAAATATCTTATATTAACATTATTTTCCGATAGCCTGACTGTAGAAATCAAAAGATTATTTGAACTAGGAGATTCTATTAATGTACCAGAATCTGGAAAATCTACAGAAAATATACGAAGAGATGTGGTAGTATAATTATTGGGTAAAATAAATGATGCTCTATCTGCATTAGCATTTACTGTTATGTCTTTTCTTAAAATATTTGGTTGTCCAAGATTAATATAATTAATACGCTGTAAATATTTTCCACTTATATTGACAAGAGTTCCTGTTCCAGCGAGAACATCATTTGGAGTAAACCCACTAGCTAAAACTGGAGGATAGAAAATATTTAAAATATTTCTGCTTTTATCTACTCCATACTGTCCAGATAAAGTAACATAATTTGAAGAACTATAATTAGGTATATTAAATATTATTCCTGTGTCTTGTATAATGTTAAAAGGAGGGATTATTTTTTGATCTCCAATTTTTATTTCTTGGACAAATGATAAATTATCACCGCTTAATAAAATCTGCGTTGTTTCTATTTGTCCAGTCTCAGGATAAAATCCATATATGTTTGGATATCCTGCGATATAAAAACTACTAAATTTTGCTCCGCTAGTAACGCCTCTATATTTAAGATTTTCTACAATACCGCTTTGATTTTTCCTTATATTATATGGGACTTGAAATTCTAAAAATTCTATTGTTCCTGTATTTTCATATTTCTCATAAGATACATCAATCAACGCATTTGTTCCTGTCCCGTTATTAGGAGTGAATTCTATTCCTGAACTTTGATTAGGTACGGTAAAAATACCAGAATTATTTATATTGAAACTTCCTAAAGAACCATTTATACCAGTCGTGGTAACAGTAAATACTGCATAAGAATTTGAATTATAATTTTTTAAACCTTGTAAATGAAATATATCTCCTACATTATATCCTGATCCATAATTTTGAATTTGAGCTCCTGTAACTCTATATAAACCAGTTTCTTGAAAAGATGGGGTGACTTTATTTCCACTGACATCAATAAATGTTATATTTGCACCTGGAAGAAAATTAGAACCAGAAACTCTTACATATTGTCCAGGTAACACATTAACATCGTCAAAACCACTAATAGAAGGCCGATCTAAAATTTTTAAATTAATATAATTGCTAGAGACATCTGCATCATTATAAACATATATTTTATATTTTGACGATGTAAGCCCAGACAAAGTAAATCCAACGACATCGTCTCCAATAGTGTTATTGATTCCCGATACATTTTGATTACTAAGCCCATTAATAGAAAAATTTAAACCAGGATTATATATATTTTCTCCAGAAATAGCGATAATATTTTTCTTAAATTGTTCTCCAGATATAAAAATAGTTTCTCCATTTATAGCTAAAACGCCTGTAGAAGAAGTTATTACTGGTTGAGCAGATTGTATTGTGAAAAATACGCTCATTCGAAAAGTCCTCCATCTTCAGAAATCATCTGTATAATATATTTACCTGTAGGTATATTATTTAAAGGAATAGATCCGCTCAATAAATCTTTATCTATAATTCTAAAAGATGTTTGAAATGTGCTTTTACTTTCTGGATAAATATTATCAGAATATTTGAAACGCACAAAACAACTATCATATTGATATGGATTATCAATTAATATTGGTTTTTTGAAACTTTTTCCTTGGATCATTACATTAGTACCTCTATATCCGCTGTTAGGCAATACGGCTGAAGGAGAAGGAGTCTCTATAAAATTATTTTGTGAAATTTTTGATATTTGAGCGCTATTTATTAGTTTAATTTTTCCATTTATATAATAACTTGTCGATGGAAGTTCGAAAGATATTTTATTTTTATTGTATATTATTAAATTTGATAATGGAATCGATTCTTGAAAAGCGTTAGCATCTCCAGTTAGTAAATAAACTTTTTTATAATATGAAGAATTTCCATTATAAGTGAATGTAGATAAATTTATTCCTGTATTTGCAATTGTAAAATAATTTAAACGAAAATTTTTATTATTGCTTGCATTAGGGATATTTAATTCAAAATAATTTTTTTGCAAATTATATAAATTTACAGAAACGTAAGTTGTTCCAATATCAATTGCATTAATTTTTTCTATACTTGAAAATATAAAAGGAGGATAAAGATTGCTGTCTACTCTATTAGTTGGATCAAGATAAATTGTTTGACTAGAGTAATTGGGAGTAACATCTACATAATTTCTTTCGAAAAATCCAGAATCAAATATGAATCCACTATTTTTAAATAAAAATACATTAACATCCGCATCATATTCAAGAGTATTATTTATGTTTATATTAAATGATCCCGTAGTCTTATTGCTTATATAACTATCATTGTAATTTAATCCTGTTTGAACAATGTTATAAAAGACCGCATAATCAGTGTCTGAATATTTATAAGGCAAATCAATTGTATAAGTAGATGATCCAGATAATATTCCGGTTCTAAAAAATTGAAAACCAGAACTAATTATTCCTGATGTAGAAAAAAGATGATTTTCATAATATTTTTTATATAAATTTACAGGAACATCATATTTAACAGTTATTGATCTTCCGCTACTATAATTAAAATTATTTATATTTAATATTTTAAAATTATTTATTTCGGACGCTAAATTAAAATTTTGAACTAAATTCACTTCTGCAATTCCACTCTTAGTAGACATAGGTATTGTAAATGTATTTGTTTCTCCACTAAAATAATAATCTATATCATCTAGAACTGGTATTGCAGAAATGGCACCAGTTGTTATAGATGTTAAAACTTTTCCAGTAATATTTATTACATCTCCTTCGGAACCATTTTTAGGATCAAAATCCTCGAAAGTAAATATAGGTAAAAATGGTAAATTATTTTGACCTGTAATTTCAAAACTATTAGATGCTATAATTAATTCTCCTGTATCTGGATTTGAAGGAACTACAAAATCCATTCTTTGTGTTCCGTTAATTAGCGCAAAATTTAAACTTTCTCCAGCAAAAAACAGCTTATCAACATAATCTAGATCTTCACCATAAATTGATATAACTTGACCTAAGTCTCCTGTTGGGCTAGATGTAGAAGTAATCTTTGGGTTAGGAGGTATGTATTTAAAAAATTCTGTCGATACAATAAGTCCCATATATTTTATGCTAAAGTTAGCATCCTTATTTGTTGATTAGTAGCGTTTTTGATACGAGGAACAGTCGCAGTAATATAATTATTATTAGAAATAGTAAAATTATCCGCTTCATATTCTCCAAAAAAAACTTGAGCAACATATTGAAAATTATTTCCGGAGATCTGTATTTTATCTCTATAACGGCCAGACGTAGGAGAAAAACCAGAAATCGTAGCTTCTTCAATCACATTATATTGTTTTATAGTTAATTCATTTGTTAAAAATTCTTCTGCTCTAACTTGAAATGCTTTTTTCGTTAAAAATCCAGTTACGCCATAACCCTGAGTAATTAAAGAAGTTCCAAACGGAGCCGTACCTAATACAACACCGACTTTTGATCCAGATATTTCTACTAAAGGATTTAAATTATCACAAGTTATTGTTAAAGTAGTTTCTTTTGGACCAAAAACTCCTCTTCTCTCTTCTATATCTCCAATATATATTTCAGGTCGAATATCTGTTGTATAAGTATAATTTGCATTTAAATAAGATCCAGTTAAATTTTGATTGCTAAAGTTAGTAATGCTTATTTCATTAATATGCACAACAGAATTTGAAAAATCAATATGATCATATGTCGGAATAAAATTTCCTGTTGGAGTTCTAAAAAATATAATTTCAGTTGTACAAATGACTGGATTGTGTGGAGCAAATCTAGCATTATAGCTTTTAATATAGCCCAGTTCTTGAATACCTCCTAAATTAAAAGTAACGGCTTCGTCTAAATTTAATAGATTTTTTATTGGATCTACACCAGTATAATAATAACTAAAACTCAAAGACCCTTGAATAGAATTATTAGGTCTAACTTCATCCGAATACCTCTGACCGATTTCTAAATATGGAGATATTTGAGCCTCATATGACATTTGAGCTTCGGATGCAATAATCGATTGATTATTTATTTGTAGATTTACATTTTTTCCATTGTAAAACATATTAGTAATATTGTACTATTGTTTTAGTCGCTCTTATTATATCATCCAGATTTGATTCTGTTGTAGAATTATTAATAAATGCGTCGGGCATTTCTATTGTAAAGCTATTTGAATCTAAAAGTCCAGACATTTGTATTCTTAAAGGTATATTTTCTCCAGTATAAACTAATTTTGTAAATAGACTTTCTGTCATATTTACAGTTTCTTGAGCTCTAATAGGTTTAACCTCTACAGGAGTTTGCTGACCTAAAACATAAATTGGCGTTAAATTACAGCTAAATGTATATGTTAAATTATATAAATCTGCAGTTAATTCGCTTGCGGTTCCTTTAGCAAATACATTTCTTCCAGAAATTAAATTTGTTTTTGAACTATGAGCAATGCTATCCGCAGAAGCGTTATTGGGATTAGTCAAATCTCTAGGAACAGGGAACAAAGAGTTCGTTATTATTGGTTCATAAGTTATATAACTGGCCTGAGCAGTAATTACATTATTAGGTTCTACTTTAAGGCTATAATTATTTAAATAACATTTCTGACCACTAACCCCTGCAAATCCTATATTAACACCATTATAGTTCTGAGGAGCAGAAATAAAATTTTTGATTTCTTTAACTGTATTAAAAGCTGGATCACCAGTTGGGTTTATTAAGTATGATATTTGAAATGTGCTTGAACTTGGTCCTGTAGTTATCTGTTTTTTAAATGGTTTTCTTTTGCCTAAAGTATAAACAGGCCCCATAGTTATATCTGAATTAAAACTTGCGGATATTGCTAATACCCCAGTATTATTGATCCTCACCTCACATTGATCATAGTATATTCTAGACATATTCCTTATTCCTTTTTCCTATTAAAATTACACTATCATCTTGAGATAGTGCTTTCATAAGTTAATTGCATTAGAGCGCTTCCGTCTACATCAGTATTGTAATCTTCTTTGACTAATAATGCATCAGTTATATTAAACGAATTGACTATAGTAGACGAATTATTTTTCTTTAAATTAATGTCAAAATTATATATATTTTCTTTAACGGGATAATCAAATAAGCTCTTATTTTTATAATCATGCAAAGATATTGAAAAGCTTGTTGTTATTGATATAGGATATTGGAGTTTAACATCTACGGGTTTTATAGAAGTTGCATCGAAAATAGGAAGCCTATTCGATCTAATAGTTATATTTAAATTATTTATTTTCTCCGATTCTAATTCGCTAAAGTTAATTTCTATATCTCCAGGATTAACTATATTTAATTTACCCTCTTCCATAACGAATGGTAATTTTGAAGATGAAGCATTACCAAAATCACTATAAAAGTTCCATTTTGTAGCTAGATTTGGTATTGTACCTACTCCGCATGAAAATTGATATTCTGCCAGGTAGCCACTATTCATTACAAATGTATTTTTGTCGTATTGAATCTTCAAATTTGCTGCTTTTTCACCTGTATACTCTATAAATTGATCAGTATTAATAAATAAAGATTCCAAATTTAAAGCTCCCACGAACATTCCTATAGGCACTGTATTTAAATGATTATTATTACATCCTAGATATTTGACATTTTCTATTGGTAGATCATAACTGGCAGCAATAGATTGCGCCCCTGTGATAGGCACATCATTAATATAAATTCTATTGAATTCTCTTGTAAATCTAGATAACATACCTTATACCTGATAATAATTACACCCCTTTAAGTGTAATTACTAATATAAAAGGAGCAAGGTTTATGCAAGGAATATATGAAGAATTATATACATTCTTACTAGCCGAGAATGTCGAAGAAACAAAGGTTTACTGTTTCAAAGATTGGCTAACGTGGTATATAGAGAATAATCTATATCATATTCAAAAGAATCAAGATGGGTCTATTGAAAAAGTTGTCTTTATAAGAAGATTAAATTCAAATGATATTGCTGAATTTCCCGAATATCTTCACCCAGAAATACCTAATGTTGATAAAATTACAAAATATAATCTACATAGACCAGACGGCAATATATTTTATTGCGAATTACTCGTAGATAAGATAGAGAAAGTTGATGATCTAAAGATAGAAAATATGAAATTTGCATTTGAATGGGCAAAGAATAGGTTTAATATCACAACAGACCAATTAAGCCCTGCAGATATACTCTTGTATTATAAAAAAGGTCACAAAGCGAAAATTACTTTAAGAGACATGAGTACTTTAATTGACAAGATCTTAAATTATAGTTCATAACTAAAGGGAAAAATATATGGGAATGGGTTTACCAAAAATTGATTTAAGACAAGAAGATACGGGATCTATTAATGATCCCATGGTTCAATGGGCAAATAAATCATTGGGGCATAATTTTTTAAAAAATGATATTGTAAAATATAAAGGATATTTTTGGTATTGCCTTAAAGATCATTTTAAAACCTCACAGAGCGAGCCAGATACAATTTCTGGAAATGAATATTGGGGAGGAATAATTACATTATCTAGTGATATAAGAATTACAAAATTTGTTTGGATTCCTTCTTATACATCTACTATTCAGCATAAACCTAGCGTAACAACAATAAGATTTGGAAACGGATATGAACAAAGAATCGCTAAAAGTATTAATCCAGATTTAAAAACTCTTCAATTAAACTTTGATCAGAGGACTTCTCGAGAAGCTAGAGCAATTATACATTTTTTAAAACAAAGAGCCGGAGTACAAGCTTTCGCTTATAATCCTGGAGATATTTATTCTGAACAAACATATAGAACAAAATATGTTTGCAGAGAATGGGAAACTAATTTTACATTTAAAGAAAACTATTCTGTTCGAGCAAAACTTGAAGAAGTTTCTGCATAATGAAAATATTGGAGAATTTATAATATGGGAATGGGATCAAGTCCTAATCAAGTTGTACAGGCTAGCGAATACTTTCTTCAAGCCCTTGAAGCTCAAAGATCTATTAATTCTCATATCCATGAGATTGAGCCTACAACCCCTATATTTTTATATGAAATAGATTTAAATGAAATTAAACCTGCGACGATCTTATACCCAAATAGAAATGGCCCAGTTAAAGATGGTGTGATAAGAATTCATAATGATTTTAATCTTTTTCATATTAATAGAGGAATTATAAAATGGAGAGGAAATCTTTACTTTCCATTTCCTGTCTATGGAGATCAATTTGATATAACTTCTAATGGAACAATTCCAACTCCGAAAGTAAAATTTTCTAGTCAGTTTTTAGATGATGAATTTAATTCTTTTTATAAATATATAAGAATGCAGATTCAAGAGCTGAAAGATATAGTCGGCTCAAAAGTTACAAGAAGAAAAACTTTTGTTAGATATCTAAGTCCAGACAATTTTCCAGCGGCAGTAAATCCATTTAATACTTTCTCAGATACTCCATGGGCGTCAAGAGATGGAGAAGTATTAACTGTGAGATCTTTAGAGAGATTACCAATAGGATTCTCCAAATGGTTAATTTACGGAGTAAAGCCTATACAGACTTCTAATAAGGTTTTTACATGTTTAAGAACAGACGATAGGTTAAAAACTTTAGAAATTAATCTTCAAAAGTATAATTATCATTTAAATTCTTTAGACTTTTTCAATCTATTTGTAAATGAAGATATAAATCTAACTGACGATGTAATAGATGTGTTTTCTTCTGATGTTTTCATTATTCCTGCGAATAATACGTATACTAGCATAATTCCTAATGTTGAAAAAGAATTTAAAAAAATAAATTCAAATTCAACGATAAAAGCTTTATGTTATTTTAATTCTATATCTTTTAATAATACATCTAGTTCTACTATAAATTATCCCGTTACATTTTCTGAAGATGGCTCTAAATTAGTTACGTTTATTTCTTTAAAATCAAATAATGAAACCATAGCAGAAAGATTTAATTATTCTATATCTACCCAAACATCCACTAGTTTTAGTGCAGCTTTTTCTAAACCTTTAAATAATAATTTTGAAATTAATTATTTAACAATTCCAAGCGGGAATTATACTGGAATTAATCCGTATTCAAATGAGAATACAAAACTGGTTGCATTAAAATTAAATCCTAATTTTGGCGTATCTACCTCTGGAGAATATAACATCATTTTTCCCACAATATTCTCTAATACTCCAAAAATATTATTTAATAGTTGGGGAAGCGCGGGATTCTTGTATAATCAATATTTAAAAGATATTAGTTCTAGCGGTTGTACATTTGTTGCAACTCATACGGGCAATAATGTTGCATTACAAACTCAAAATATTCATTTAATTGCAACGGATTATATAACAGAAGAATTAACTATCTCAAATACAACTCAAATATATACTTCATATCAAAATATGGCAAGAGATTATTTAGATCAAATTAATCAAAAGAAGATTGATATTTATGAAGTAGAATTAACGCCAGATATATATTACATTGATCGGAAAGTTCAAGAAGACTCTCAAAATGTTGTTTATGAGTTAGCTTCATTATTGGATATAGAAGGAGTTAAATTACCAGGAAGAATCCTTCTATCTAAAAATTGCCCATTTACATATCGAGGTGAAGGGTGTGTATATGAGAGGCATGATAGATTAAATGAAATGCATTCTGGGGTATATGGGATAGTTAATTCTGTGATAAATCCAAATAGTACAGCGGGATCAGATGGAGTATCAAGAGTTAGCGTTTCTTTATCTCAATCATGCAGAGGATTGCGAAGTGCTCCGCCGGTAGCAAATGGTTCTGATTCAACTTTTACCCAATATAGACAAGGCAACTGGATTGATAGAGATGCTTGGCAACAAGGAGTAAATTATGCATATGGAAATTATATTCATATAGAAAAAAATAAAATAAAATATTATTTTGTATGCAAACAAAATCATACGGCAGATTTAATAAATTCTCCTCCAAATTTCGAGTATTGGGAATCAGATACATGTTCTAAAACTCTAATTGGATGTAGACTAAGATGGAAAGATAATATAAATTTTGAAACAAAAACCTTAGCGATAAATCATATGTTTGGACCAAATGAAAGTATCCCTGATACTTTATTAAAATTTCAAATCAGAGCTCCATTAGCTGCCGACGGTACTCAATTAGTTGGAGTTTTGCCATTTGGTGGATTTCCATCTGTAGAAGGGAAATTCCAATCTCAGCGAAGCATGGAAGGACCATAAATGTATGGAGTTTAACCCCCAAATTAAAAATTACATTAAAGATCTTGCAATTAGAAAAGCTCATGAAGAAATCTGTGGGTTTATATACTTCAAATCTAAAGAATATAAATTTGATATATATCCATGCAAGAATAGAGCAGAAAATAGAAGTAATAATTTTATAATATCTCCACAAGATTATTTGAATTGTTCAAATTTAGGTAAAATTATTGCTTGTTATCATTCACACGTTAATGAAAGTGTTGATTTTAGTGAGATTGATAAAAATAATAGCAATGTTTATAATATTCATTATATATTATATAATGTAAAATATAATATGTTCAACTTCTACTCTCCAAATAAAGAAAGTAATCCATATATAGGAAGACCATTTGTCTTGGGCAAGTCAGATTGTTTTACATTAATGCAAGAATATGCATTAAAAGAGGAAAAGGTTAAAATTAATTTTCCTCGAGATTTAATTTATCCAAGACATTTAGAAGATATAAAAGATTTATACGAAATTAATTTCAAAAATCAAGGTTTTATCAAATTAGATAAATCAGTAAAATTGAATAAATCAGACGGAATTATGATGATGTTTCCTGGAGTTTCAGATAAATTCCCTACGCATGCGGCAGTATATATAGGAGATGGATTGATCTTGCATCAGCCTTTTAATTCTTTTTCTTGTGTAAATATATATGATAACTTCTTCAAGAAACATACTAGTTATGTTTTGAGGTATAAGGAGCGCATGAATGGTTAAAGTTAAATTACATGGATATTTAGGTCAAGAGATTGGCGAAGAATGGGATTTAAATGTCTCTAGCGTTGCAGAAGCTTTTCGAGCTATAGAAGCTAACACAAAAAAGCTAACAAAACTTTTTATAGATCAATCTGAAAAGAATGCAAAATATGAAATATTAATTAATCATAGACCTTTGTGGGTTCCTAAAGCGGAAGAAATGCCTCTCAATTATAAAGACGTTAATAAAAAACATTTTGCAAGATTATCTGAGTCTGAAATGTTTATGGATTTTGGATCAACGTTAAAAACTATTGATATTATCCCTATCGTAGAAGGTGCGGGTGGAGGAGGCGGTGGTGGTGCGCAAGGATGTTTTCCAGCTGGAACAAAAATTTCCACACCCCAAGGTGAAAAAAATATAGAAGACCTAAAAGAAGGAGACGAAATATATTCTTTTGATAAAGATAAAAATATACAAATTGACATAATTGAGAAAGTTTTTGAACATGAAAATAATAAAATTTTAAAAATTACGTTATGGGATGGATCAGTAATTAGAAGCACAGGAAATCACTGGTTTTTTAATGAGTATAATAGATTTACTCCTCTTGAAAATTTTCAAGTTGGAGATGTTCTAATTCATAAAAGTGGAGACGTAATGCCTATTGAAAGAATAGAAGAAGATGGAAATGAAAAAGTTTATAATTTTCATGTGATGAAAAATCATACATACATAGCTAGTAATATTTTTGTGCATAATGGAGGAGGAGGAAAACAAGGTGGAGGAGCTAAAGGAGGAGGCGGTGGAAGTGGATTTAAAAGTGTTTTCGCGGTATTCCTAGCTATAATTTTAGCTCCAGTTTCTGGTGGAGGTTCATTAGGTATATTAGGCATGTTAGCTCCAGCCATTTTAGGATTAGTAGCTTTAGGAGTTTCTATGCTGTTAATGAAACCACCACCTATGGTTAGCCCGCAACAAATAGCGAATCCTTCAGCAGATTTCGAAGCTTCTCCAGATACTGGAGGAGGAGAACCATCTTACACTTTTAATGGTCCAGTAAATACAATTGGAGAGGGAGGACCAGTACCAATAGGTTATGGCAGATTAATCATAGGTAGTCAACAAATTTTTAGTTCGTATGATCAAATATACAGAATTCAATCAAGAGCAAATAAATATGAAAGCGATGGAAAAGCTCCAATTGGCGCAGGAGCATCAGAAAAAAATTATCCTACAAAAAGTTTTTATTTTACTCATCACGGATATCCCATAAATATTCAAGATATTCAAGGGAATTCAATGAGCGATAACTCATTATCAATTTAATTTATGGCAAAAAAATGTAAAGATTGTGATCCAAATAAATATATCGAAGGAGTTTCCTGGAGAGGAAAAAATGGTATTTCTTATGATGGATATACAGTTTATAATGATGTAGGCAAACCTAGTTCAACAGATATAACTTTAGCAGATGTGTCAGATTTAGTAGATGCATATAATCCAATATTTTCTGCAAGCACAACTTACCCTAATCCTTTACCAGAATCATCTAATAATCAAATTAATATAGACGGAGTTGATAGAGGAAATGGATTTTGGTTTGTATGGAGTCTTGTGAATGGATTAGTCATGTATGGCACTCCTGGCGTAAATCCAACTCCTTCAGCTATTTTAAGTTCTGCAACAACAACAGCCAAGTACGGATCTGCTTTTTCTTTTAATGTCGAATTAGAACAAGTGGTATCATCATTAAATTATACTGATTTTGGAATTTTAGCAGATTTAAATTCTAGTGATAGGTTGAGATTCGTAGGAACAAATAGTACGATTATAGAATTTAAAAAAAATTTAATTAACTATGTTGGATATTATACGGGTATTATTGAATCCATATTAAATGGGAATAGATATATAAGCGTAGGCAGTGGTAAAAATAAAACAACTCGATTAGAAACGTTTAAAGCTTTTAAAAGTTTAACAATAAAAAGCAAGGATCAATATGGGAATGATCCTATATATGTAAATAGTGCACCAACAGTTCATGCATTTAGAGGGCAAGCTTTTGGCTATAGTTTAACTACTAATTTGCCTAGTAATCAGTATAGCGCTAGTTTAGATGCAAACTCTTTAAATATCTTACAAAATTTAGGATTAGTATGGAATCCGAATACTAAAACTATTACTGGAACAGTAGCTCTTAATGTCGAAGCAGATATAAAAACTTCAACTTTAAGTTTTATAATCTATGGTCCAAATTCAGACGCAGGAAATAGAAAAAATTTTAATTTATCTATACTATATGGCGAGCAGAAGACCACAGATGTTTTACCAACTATATCTGCTAAAACTTATAGTGGTACGGTAGGAACTGCAATTGGAAATCAAACTTTAGCCGGACTAAATAATAAACATACTATTTTAGCTGTCTCTTCTTTACCTGAAGGTTTAGTTTTTAATTCTACTAGTAAAACTATTACAGGAATTCCAAGGCATGCGGGTACATTTTACGCTTACGCAAGCTGTTCTAACGCTAAAGGATCTAGTTCAAAAGTCACATTAACATTTAATTTTAATCCGTATACTAAAGATAATAGACCTACAGGGGCGAATAGTTATCCAAGTCGATTAAATTTGCCTTCCTGGAATTTTGATATTATTAAAAACAATAAAATTATTTTAAATTTAAGAAGCGCTGGAGATGAAATTTTAAGCTTTAAAAAAATAAGCATAAATGAATTTGAGACCATAAGAAAAAATGGAAAACCAGACGGAATTACAAATATTGGTGGATCTATACCAGATACTACTTTTTCTCCTGGGCAAGGAGTAGAATCTGAAAGTTGCTTCTGGCTTAACATTGATGATCCAACCGCTGCAAACGCAAGGGCAAGAAGAGTCTCTGGAGTTTTAATACAACCAGAATTTAGCATATCAATCTTAGGAAACTATGCTATAAGATACGCTTCTGTAAATCAAGTAGATCTTCTTGGAAATGTTTGCTATACTCCAGATGCTAACTCTAGTGGTCCAGCTTCTACTCCTTTTGTAGAGAATCTAACAGTCATAGCAACAAGTACGGTCAAAAACTCTATTAGCGCTAATCAAGCTGAAAATGTTCCAACAATAACTATTAGTCCAACACAAATAGAGCATCAAGTTATCTTTACAGGAGGCTCTTTAGAAACGAGTTCCCCAACAGCAACAACACGATTATCAAAAAGTAATCTTTTGAAGTATCCAAATGGCATTCCCAATAGAAATGGGACATATCCATTTTATGTACAAATGGCAGATACTTGCGCATTTAATTTAAGATCAGATAGATTTAGTATGTTCATAGGCACATATACAACAAGAGCTGGAGATGTGTATACATGCACTTATTCAAGTACATGCTTTCCAGCTGGAACAAAAATTTATACTCCTTATGGATTAAAAAATATAGAAGAGTTAAAACAGTCTGATGAAGTGTATGGTTACGATGATAAAACTCAAGATTTAAAAATTTCTAAAATATCAGAAATTTTTGATGAAGGTCAAGATCTTGAACCTATAACTAAAGTGACTTTAGAAGATGGATCACAAATAAGATGTACAAAATGTCACCCGTTTTTAACTGATAATAATGAATATAAGCTTCTTTTAGATATAAAAGTTGGGGAGCATTTGTATACATTCAACAAAAAGAAATTAAAAATATTAAAGATGGAGCACGACGGTTTTGAAAAAGTATATAATTTTGAAGTAGAGAAATATCATAATTATATTGCAGAAGGAATTTTTGTTCATAATAGATATGGTGGCGTCAGAAAAGGGACAAGAACATGGAACGATAATTATACATTACCAAGCTCTTCGATTCCAAGGAATTGTCACACTTTAGTAAGTAGAGTGGGAGATAGACAACAAATAGATCGGTATGGTTTTAGATATGGAAATACGTTAAAAGATACAAAAGATATAGGCATAACTTCTTTAACAAATATATCTTTGTTAGACGTTCTTGGAGAAGGTCCTATCGAAGGTATTGTAGATTATGAAATAGTCCCTAATCCAGGAGCAACAATAGGAGATATAGGTTATAAAAATGGAGTTAAAATAATTAAATATCAAGGACCAGATTCTTTATTAAGATCTGTATATTGGAATGAGATACCTATAGCAGATAATACTTATCCAGCTAAGGGAAGTTTAAATTTTGAATTTATTAGACTCGCATATGATTATGGTGATTCAGCCCCAAGACATACAAGACTAAATGAATTAAAAAATATAAAATTAGAAGAACCATTCTACGCAAGAAAAGTAAACAATGGGCAATATCTTGATACGGTGTCTTTATATGATGAAAATGCAAATACTTTATTATCTAAAATAAAAATGCCCAGAAGGTTAACTAGTACGAAAATTGTTGGAACAAGACTTTTTGGTAGAAGAAAATTCCAAGATGGAAGTTCTAGAACTTATAAAAAATCTTTAACAATTCTTACTAAAGATTTATATGGTTTAAGACTCCATCTAAAAGCTTTAAGTTTATTTAAAAGTATTGTTGATCTAACCATTTGGGAAAGCGCCGATGATGCTTCAAAAAATTCAGTCAGCGGTAGAATGGATCGACAGGAAATGACTTTTTATCTTTATTTAAAAAGAATAGATTATATTCCAAATGTAGGAAAACAAGTCACATTAATCCCTAATCCAAATTATACAGGAAGTTCATCAGGAGCATTTACAATAAGCGAAGAAGAATATTATAATACAGTTTTTAGTAAAGAATATGATGTTTTGGGTTTATTCTGGCCCCCTGATAGTCCTGGAGGTGGATCTGGTCCAGACGGATATAAAAGAAAACCAGCAAACTTTACTGAATTCATAAATGGAAGAACAACTTATTCTCATAGACATGATGGTAAGATATATACAACATACGCTAACGATGTTAATAAGTTGCAACGTGATTTTCGAGCTTCTTTACAAGATTATAAAGATAAAAGACAAAGACTATTAGTAGGAGAAGCTAGAGATTACGCTACGTTAACAATCGCAGGTAAATTAAATCAAGGACCTTATATCGAAACATTTGAATGGACAGGTTTAAATAGATACACAAGATCAACAACTGTTGGATGGGAGATAGAAATTGAGCCTGTTTATGATGAAAGCGTTGATCCAAATATAGTAGTAAGAAGTGCAATAGATTCTATTACTGAAATTTACGATGATTTTCTTGTTTTACCCCATACAGCTGGAATTTTAACCACTTTTGATTCTAGGTATTTTACTAGTATACCACAAAGAGCCTATGACACAAGATTGTTAAAAGTAAAAATCCCCAGTAATTATAATCCTTATTCTAGAACTTATGATGGTATTTGGGATGGAAATTTTAATTTAGGATGGACAGATAATCCTGCTTGGTGTTTTTATGATTTAATTACTAATAGAAGATATGGATTAGGAAAATATGTAGATCCAAACCTAACAGATAAATGGACTTTATATGAAATTTCAAAATATTGTGATCAATTAGTCAGTTCGGGAGGAACAGGAGATGGAAAAGAGCCAAGATTTACTTGTAATGTACTCATTAGCACCAGAGAAGACGCTTATAAAGTTGTTAATGATATGGCAAGTATTTTTAGAGCAATAGTTTTCTATAATGCCGGATTAATATTTACTTCTCAAGATAGACCAAAAGATCCATTGTATATATTTAATAATAGTAATGTAAAGGATGGAGAATTTACATATAGTAATACTAGTAAAAGAGTTAGAAGAAATGTAGCGTTAGTCAGATATAATGATAAAGAGAATTTTTATAAACCTGCAGTAAAATATGTAGAGAGTAGAGAAGGGCTAATTAGATTTGGGATAAAAGAAATTGAAGTTAGTGCCTTTGGATGCACAAGCGAAGGTCAGGCTGAAAGATTAGGGAAATGGACTTTGTTATCAGAGAATCTAGAATCAGAATTAGTTACTTTTGAAACGAGTTTACCCGCGATGTATTTGAAGCCTGGAGATATAGTTTTTATACAAGACCAGAATAGGCAAAATAAAATTTTAGGAGGAAGAACATACGTATTAAATAAAAATTATGCAATTTTAGATATTAAGTACGAAGATATATCTGGATTTTTACAAGCTATAAACGGATGTAATTTTAACGTATTAACTCCAGCAGGAAATATTGAGATAGGAACAGAAACAGGAAATGCGGTCTTAGAATTTTCTGCAGATAATAATAGCCCATTTACCGTAGCAAAGCCAGATGGACAAAAGACATTGGTTTCAGGGTTAGACACGTCTTTAATAAGAAAAAAGCAGATTCAAACAATAAAATTTGAATCAAATTACTCGATTCTTGATCCAACTGACACAAATGTTTTTGGTAATTATGTGACGATAGAAACTACTGGTAATTTTGAGGGATATACCAAGATTGATTTTGGAGGTCAATCTTTAGACGATACAGAGCATACGTTAATGCAAAATACAGTTTGGACTATAGAAATAGAACCAGAGAATTACGATTATAATAAAAGTCCAAGTGTTTCTGGAATTAGCGATCCAGGAGTTAAATATCCAGGAGCGTCATTAGAACCTTATATGGATAAAACACAGAAATTTAGAATCTTAGATATTGAGGAGCAAGAAGAATATAGATATAAAATAACTGCCTTGCAATATGATGAAACTAAATATAATTTAGGAGACAATGTTTAAATGAGTAATCCAACAACATTACCTTCTACAGAGATAGATATAATTAATATCACAAAAAATACTCAAGGCTTTAAGATCAGGATAAACCCAATTAATAATATAGAAAATATAGAAACATATAATCTATATCTTAGTGATTATACTTATAATCTCGAGCCAAATAGTAATCCAGTCAACTTTTTAATAAAAGAGTTGCCTGTTTTAGAAACGGATCAGTATTTCTACTATATTCCTAAAAATACAGGCATGCACTATTTAACTATTTTTTCTAAAAATAATATGGGATTAGAATCTTCTGGAATTCTATTTACCGGAATAATTCCTTATCAAAATTTAATAAAAGAAGTTAGTCTAGAGAATTTAAATTATTATACTAGTGGATATATGCGATTATGCGATAATGCTAGCACAATCACTTTAAATGAACCTTATGCTTTATTAGGATATCAGTTGAATTACTCTTCTGCAACAACTCAAGATTATATCAATAATCAAGGTTTTTTATATAAAGATTTTGCCCCGTATTTCAAAAATAAATATACAAGAATATATAACAGAGTAATCCCAGCCATAGATAATAATAGCGGTATCCTTTTTGATCAAACTATATTAAGAAATTCATCAAATGATATTTATGCAATTCAATCAGTTGGCAACTCTGTAAATAAAGATTTTTCTGTAAATGAAAGTATTTCTATTTCTGATGTAAATATAGTTCGTTCTCCAGAATATTCATCGATATCTTCTGATAATAATAGATATTTTATTTTTGATTATAGTAGTAATTATAGTGCATTTTTAACTTCTAATACAAAATATATCCAAGGTACTTCAGATGAAAATACAATATTGTTTAATCCAGACATGGATACGACAGGTTCATTTTTTAATAAAATATTAAATTTAACTGGAACTACTGGAGAAATACCAACTAATTATGTCAGAATAAGTGAGCCAGGGCATTATAATTCATATTATATAACTAGCGAGGCGATTGACGAAGATGGTTTTTCTTCTGCTGGTGGAAATATAAATAAAAAGGATGATCCAGAAAGGTATACAAATCAAGATGGGTATAGAATAGTTAAAATACAACATAATACAATATCTAGAGATCATGTTAGTAAAATGTTTAAAAATTATAAAAGAGTGGATGAGAATAAAATCACTTTTGATATAAAAGGAGATTTATTACCTGTTGATATTGGCCTAGAAGCTATAGTAATTATTCCTCAAAAATACGAACAAAACATCAATATTAAACAAAATAAAGTTTATTCTGATGATTTTATATTCTTAAAAAATCTAGATAAGTTAGAAAACAATACAGAGAAAAATTACTCTGTTGAATTAATCGATTCTCAAACTGAAACGAAATACCGAATAACAACATATTTAAATCCAGATAGTCCTTTATCAAGAGATAACATTTTCTCTGCAAGAATATATTACTTAAACGCTTTACAGTCATATTCATTGTATGCTTATCTTAGCGAAATAGGATTTACAAATGAAGGTTTAGAATATTATATTCAAAATACAGAATTAATTAGTAAATATATTACTTTAAATAAATTTATAAAAGATACAAAAAATTATACTTCTATAATTGCGGCAAGTTATCAAGGTTTAGTTTACTTTTTTACTCCAGAAAGTCTTCCTTATATAGCTTGGCCTAATCAAAATTATAGAGATCTCTATCTTAAAAAAGGTGGTGCAAGAATGTTAGATTTTGAATACGATGGATTAGCTTCTGGACCAGAATTTTTTGATTATTTTCCATTATCGAATGCTCAAGAAAATAATAACTTTTTGCTTGGAGATAAATATAAAACTACTTATAGATGTTTAGATTCTTATAAATATATAAGTAATGCAAGCTATGCGTTTTTAACTCCAGAAGATGTGCCAAGCTCTGGTATTTATGGCAGTGAAAGTTATCTTGGGGTTTATGATCCTGGTAATATTGGAGATGCACAATCTCCAAATACTGCTGATTTTAAAAGCGTAAATTATGATTTAAATTATTTTAAAGCCAAAAATATATTAGCAGTTAAATTTATTCGTGCAGGAATCCAAAAAGATGATGCTTATGCAATAATAGAATTTATATTAGATATACCAGATGCAGAAGACTTTATTATACAAGGGATATCTGGAACAGATACAATATTAGAAAAAGGTATAAAAGAAATAAATGGAGTAAATTATCATTATTTTGTAGCAAAATTTGTATCTTCTTGCGGTGTAGATACAGATCCAGTTTTAGATGGAGTAATAATAGATCAAAAAAATATCGTTGATTCAAAAAAAATGATATCATTTTTAGTCTATCCTACTAAATTTAAACTTGTTGAAGATCCAGATGATGTTCCTTTCTTTGGAGATATTTATCTCTTAGCCACGAATTTAGATAATAATCAATTTAGCATATTAAAAGAATGTCCATATACGATATTAAATAATAACATGGATTGCACTAAAGGCTGCTGCGTTCAAGATATTAATCCAATAACTCTTAGAGCACCATATAAACAATTTTATATATTGTCTAAATTTATAGCTAATCAAACAGAAAATAACTATCCTTTTGGTAAAATAGATGGAACTACAAATTACGTTCTAGGATCTGCAGCATGGAGATATAAAGTTTTAGATTATAGCGAATCAGTTCATCAAATAAAATATAAGAAACCAACAATATCAACTAATAGATTTAGTTTTGGAATAGTATGCTATCCCGAGCATAATGTTGGATTAGATAAAATATTAATTTATATGAAAAATATTTATAATATAAATGATATTACATGGAAAGGCTCAGATTTAATTGATTCTTACACTTTTGATGATATTGTTAAAACATATCCAATCTACTTATCTATACCTGATTTTTCATTCTCTAAAAAAGGAACACAATTATTCGAAAAAATAGCTAACGATTATAATTCTTGGATTAAGAATGGTAATATGTTCGCTATTAAAATTCATCTTGTAGATAAAAGCGGAGATGTTTTATCTCAAACTTTCGCTTTTATTAATGACGAAAATATTTAACGTCCTAAGTCTCTTCCTTTGCTACCTTGATATAATACTCCACCTGGACGTTGTTCTTCAACGATAACTTTCAATACTTGTTGTCTTAGTAATTCCGCAAGGACTCTAGATCTTTCCATAGTCTTCTTGAATTTTTCTTGATCTGTTTCTTGATTTGTTCCAGAGCCTTGATCTTCTTGTGTAGTTGAATTTGTTGTTTTTCCATTTTGATCCACGTTAACATTTATATTAATATTATTTGTAACTCCACCTCCACCAGATTCTGTAGTATCAGTTGCTCCTTCGTTTTGAGTTTTAGTTTCTCTATTTTGCTCTTCAATGCCTTTATTCAATTGCTCTAGAGATTTAACTAATTTAGTAATTGATTCTACAAATTGATTTCTTGAATTATCTTGCTGGGTATTTTGATCCATACCAACTGATGGTAAATTAGTACCTACTGGTCCTCCTTCTGCAAACCCTTGAACTTGTCCTCTATTTAGACGATTAAAGAAGGGCTCGCCCATCTTATCTACAATATCTTTGCGAATAACATATTCGCCACCCATTAACATTGCTGGAACATCATCTTTATAAGATGTTCCTCCATATATCATACCTCCAATAGCCCTACTTGCCCAGCTTGGAGTTATGCCTAATCTACTGCCAGTCGAAAACCAGTTACTAAAAGGAGTTCCAAAAGAATTAAATCCAGATTGATATCCTGTTCCGCCAAATCCACCAAAATATCTACTACCAAATGCAAATGGACTATATGTATTTGGAGTCATTGGAAATTTAAAAGCATTTAATTGAGAGAGAGATGAGAATGGACTTGCGCCAATGTAATTTAAATAATTATTAAATCCTTTTTCTCCAAATGAAGAATATCTATTCTTGAAATTATTCCCGTAGAATGAAGAAAATCTTGCGGCTAATTTACCATAATCTCCTTTATTTTTTACATCATATAGACTTCCAACACTTTGATAAAGATTTGGAGCATTTCCTGTCGCCATATCTACCATATTTCTTAAATCTCTGAAATATGGAAGTTGCATCATTGAAGCCTGAGCAGCTTCTTCAAAAAGCTGAGACTGACTTTTTACATATTCTGCAATTATAGGATCATTAAGATCAAGCGGAGTTTGGTTTGCTCCTGGTATATTAACTTGGGTAGAGGGTAATCCACCTCTTTGCGATGTTGTAGGCGCATTAACTTGAGGTCCAATTATAGGAATATTGCCTGGACCTTTTGAGATAGTAGGAATTGCTCCTTTCCCCAATCCTCCACCAGATGGAAGTATACCTAAAGGATCACGAAAATATTCACTAACTTTTTTAGCAAAATTTTGCGTAGTTGCTCTTGCATTAGTTGTTATCGGAGGTTGCGCTACTCTAGGCGAAGTTATAATATCCTCGCCCATGCTGTACATGATGGGGCTTTTAGTAGGGCCTATAGATACATCAGGGATTTGAGTTGTTGGCATTCCTCCCATAGGCATTTGCGAAGCTAGTGTACCTATTCTAGACCCTCTACTACCAACATATGGCATGTCTGAACGTGTAGGTCCATATGGGATAGCAGAACGAGTAATATAGCTAGGCGCATTCGTCATAGATCCTTGACTACCAACATATGGCATATTTGAACGAGTAGGTCCGTCTGGAGTAAGATAGCGAGTAATAGGATTAGTGTTAGTGAAAGGATTAGCTTGAGGACCAACAGTGGATATGTTCGTTCCAGCTATAGTATTTGTATTTGCTCCAGGAAAAGGTGCATTTAGAGGTAAATTTAGATATTCTGCTACAGCTTTTTTACTTAGGATCATGCCCGCGATCTGAGTATTATCTGCGGGAATACCCATATTCATCATTCTTATTTTTTTAACTCCTGATTTTTTTAATTGAACATCAAAATGTTCTCCTGTAGAACCAGGAGTTCCAATTCCTTCATAATTTAATGCATAATCTGCTCCAGCCTGCAGTCCATATTCTTTTTCTAAATTATCTACTATCATGCTCTTTTGCTCTTGGTAAAACTTATTTTGGCCTTTTAATGTAAAATCTACTTTATATCCTGTTCTATGAGATGTGTCTGGAGCTCTTCTAGTCATATGATATAGATCATTTACTCCAGTGATTCTATTAAATCCACCTCCTGGTAATCCAGACATACTACTTATCATGGACACAAATTGCATAACTTCTGGACTATTAAATCCTCCTCCAAAAGCTTGTTGATTCATTTTATTTAAATCTGCATAAGTACTATTAGTTGTCAAACCTAATTGTCTTAATGTAGTTGTTTCTCCAAAATTTCCTTTTATAGGAAGATCGAGTTGATCAGGAGTAATATATTTGCTTGCTCCACCTCCATCAAAATAACCTCTAATTAATCCACCTTTTGCATATCCTCTGCTATAGCCAAATGGATTTGTATTTTGATTTAAGAAATCGTAAACTAAATTATTACGACCAGGAGCAATCGGTGCTACT